TGACACCGTTATGCGCCCTCTCGGCTGCTTTGTAAAGTATATAACTGCCGCGCCTTCCACTCGCCCTTCAGCCTGGACGTGAACGGCGGGGGCTTCGCCGTCTCCACCTTCCGGGCCACCGGCGGCTTCGGCGCCGTCTTAGCCTCCTCGGCGCGAAGGCGACCGACCTCCAGCAAGTCGGAGATCAGGCCGTTCGCCGAGACGGAACGCCGCGCAGCTTCCGCCTCTAGCCAGGCCCAGAGATCGTTCTGAAGCCGCACCGAGCGCACGGACGAAGATTTGCTGGTCATGCGCGAGGTGTAACACACCAGGTGTGACACACCCAACCGGCGCGAACAATCTCTGCGGCGAACTCGCGGGAGGATGGACAGATGCCAGGAGGCCGCCCGAGCAAGTACGACCCGGCGTTTTGCGAAACGGCCGAGACGATCCTGGCGGAGGGCTATTCCGAAGCCGTGCTCGCTGGAGAACTCGGCGTCTGCCTTGATACGATCACGGCGTGGAAGAAGGCCCATGAGGACTTTTCCGCATCCATAAAAAGGGGGCGGGCCAAGGGTGCGCGGGTCTGGGAAGACCGGCTCAAGGCGCTGGCCTCGTCGGGCGAGGGGAATGCTACGGCGGTGATCTTCGGCCTGAAGAATCGCGTGCCCGACCTTTGGCGGGACAAGACCGAGACCGAGCACTCTGGCGGCCTGCAGATTTCGCGCATTGAACTGGTGGGCGTGAAGCCCCGTGACGACAGCGCAGCTTAAGATCCCCGAAAAGCTCGTCTGGGTCTTCGATGGCCAGGCTGACATCAGGGGTTCTTATGGTGGACGAGGTTCGGCCAAGAGCCGGACCTTCGCCAAGATGACGGCGGTTCGCGCTCACATGTGGGCGCAGGCCGGCGAAACGGGTCTGATCCTCTGTGGCCGCCAGTTTATGAACTCGCTGGCGGACTCCTCGCTTGAGGAGATCAAGGCGGCGATTGGCGAGACGGAGTGGCTGCGGCCGCACTTCGACATTGGCGAGAAGTATGTCAGCACGGCGTGCGGTCGGATCAGCTATGCGTTCAGCGGCCTCGACCGGAACATCGACAGCATCAAGTCGAAGTCGCGCATCCGACTGGCGTGGGTGGACGAGGCCGAGCCGGTCACTGACGAGGCCTGGATGAAGCTCATCCCGACCATCCGCGAGGACGGTAGCGAGCTCTGGGTGACGTGGAACCCGGAGAGCAAGCGCAGCGCGACTCACAAACGGTTTCGCGGGGCGAGTGATCCGCTGATGCGGATCGTGGAGATGAATTGGCGGGACAACCCGTGGTTCCCCGAAAAGCTCGAGCGCGATCGGCTCAGGGACTTGCGAGACCGGCCAGAGCAATACGCCCACATCTGGGAAGGTGACTTCAAGCTCGTGTACGAGGGCGCCTACTTCGCCGAAAGCCTGGCCAAGGCCAAAGCCGAGGGGCGCATTGGCTTCGTGCCGCGCGACCCGAATATGGCCGTGCGGACCTTCTGGGACTTGGGCCGCCGGGATCATACCGCGATTTGGGTGGCGCAGTTCGTCGGCCAGAAGATCAACGTCATCGACTACATCGAGGGAAGCGGCCAACCGCCGGCCTTTTATTTCGAAGAGCTTCGCCAGCGAGGATACCGCGGTTGCCTCGTTGTGCTGCCGCATGATGGAACCCGCGTCGGCCCGGAGAACAGTACAGGCCGGAGCTACGAAGATCAGGCGCGAGACGCCGGGTTTGATGTGCAGGTAGTGCTCAATCAGGGGCAGGGCGCGGCCCAGCTACGGATCGACACGGCACGACGTCTCTTTCCTCGTATTTGGTTCAACGAGGCGACGACCGAAGCCGGCCGGGACGCTTTGGCGGCCTATCACGAGAAGCGCGACGAGAAGCGAGAAATCGGCCTCGGCCCGGAACACGACTGGTCCTCGCACGGCGCCGACGCCTATGGCCTGATGTGCGTCGCCTACGAAGAGCCGCAGCAGGCGCGAAAGGCCGTCGAGCGGCGCAGCTATCAGGGAGCGGGATCATGGATGGGATGAACGCCTTCCCGATGCCGCCTTCGGGCATGTTCTCTTACCCGATCGACCTCTCCGATCCGTTCCGCCTGGTGCTTGGCCTCGTCCATCCGGAAACCGAACCCTATCCATTGGTGGCGATCTGGGACGGGGACGTGGTGCGCCGGCTCACGGCCAAGGCGGCGCGGGACTACGCCACGTGGATCGAGGCCGAAAGCGGCGAGGGCGACGCGCTGAAGCCGGTGTCGGACGCGCTCCGCGGGCTCGCCGACAGGATCGGCGAAGTCGTCGTGAACGTCGAGATGTCCAAGGCCATGAGCGCGGCGCGGCGCGCGCGGAAGTTCGACGCGGAGACGGTGCATTGACGTCCCCCACGCCTGACAGCGACGTCGCCGACGCGCAGGCCGAGCTCAAGCGCTATCAGGAGACGTTCTCCGAAAATTACCGTGAGGCGCTGGAGGATCTGAAGTTCGCCCGGCTCGGCGAGCAGTGGCCCGAAGCGATCCGACGCCAGCGCGAGCAGGAGGGCCGCCCCTGCCTGACGATCAACCGCCTCCCGGCCTTCATCCGCCAGGTGGTCAACGACGCGCGCCAGAACCGACCCGCGATCACCGTCCACCCGGTGGACAGCCAGGCCGACGTGCAGACGGCGAAGATCATCGACGGCCTGATCCGGCATATCGAGCAGTCCTCTGACGCCGACGTCGCTTATGACACGGCCCTGGATTTCGCGGCCTCGGCCGGCTTCGGGTTCTTCTCGATCAACACTCGCTACGCCGGCGATGACAGCTTCGAACAGGATATCTGCATCGAGCGCGAGCCGAACCCGCTGGCGATCTGGGGCGATCCCGATTCCGGCTCGGCGGACTCCTGCGACTGGAACGGCGCGTTCAAGCTGGAAAGCCTGACGGAAGACGCCTTCAAGAAGCGGTGGAAGGGCGCCGACGCGGTTTCGTTCGAAGGGGCGTCGTTCACGGGCTCCGATCAGCCCCGCCAGATGATCACCGTCGCCGCGTATTGGACGCGCGAGCAGTCGGTGAAGCAGATCGTAGCCTTGTCGCCGCCGGCCGAGGGCTTCGACCCGCTGGCAAATCCGGCCGCAGCCGCGTTGTTCGATCCGAGCCGCTTGATCGTCGATGTCACGGTCTACGAGGCGAACAAAGACCTGTTCGACGCGCTCGGCATGTCCGTCGTCGGTCAGCCGCGCGATGTGCCGTCGTTCAAGGTGACGCAGCGCATTCTGTCCGGGGCAGAGCTGCTTGAGGAAAACGCGTGGGCCGGGCGGTATATCCCCATCGTGCCGGTCTATGGCGAGGAAATCCATGTCGAAGGTCGGCGCTATTTCCGCTCGCTGATCCGCGACGCCAAGGACCCGCAGCGGATCTTCAACTTCTGGCGCACAGCCGCCACCGAACTTGTCGCCCTGGCGCCCAAGGCTCCGTTCGTCGGCCGCGTCGGCGCGTTCGTGACGGATGCGGCCAAGTGGGCGACGGCGAACACCGAAAGCCACGCCTACATCGAGTACGACGGCCCCGAGGCGCCGCAGCGGCAGGAGTTCGCGGGGCCACCGGCCGGCGCACTGCAGGAAGCACTCAACGCCTCCGACGACATCAAGTCCATCCTGGGCCTCTTCGACGCCAGCCTGGGCGCGCAAAGCAACGAAACGTCGGGCCGCGCGATCTTGGCGCGGCAGCGGGAGGGCGACGTCTCGACCTTCCACATCATCGACAACCTCTCGCGGGCTATCCGATGCGCCGGGCGCATCGTGCTCGACCTGATCCCGCACACCTACAACACGCCGCGGATGATCCGCATCCTGGGCGCGGACGGAAACGCCCACGCGGTGCAGATCGGGCCGCAACAGCCGCTCGCCGTAAGCAACCAGACGGCCGCCGCCGCGCCGGCCCTCCAGCCGGCCGCCTCGCCGTTGTCGCTTGAAGAGGCGGCGACGGCGCGGGTCTATGACCTCTCGCTCGGCCGCTACGACCTCACCGTCACCGCTGGCCCCTCGTTCACGACCCGTCGCGAAGAGGCGGCCAACCAGATGATCGAGCTGGTGCGGGCGTACCCTCAGGTCGCGCCGATCATCGGCGACCTTCTGGCCAAGAACCTCGATTGGCCCGGCGCCGACGAAATCGCCGAGCGCCTGCAAAAGCTCCTGCCGCCCCAGCTTCAGGGCGACAATCCCGTCGTGGACGAGATGAAGGCCCAGATTCAGGCCATGGCCCGCGCGCTTGGGGAGGCGAAGGCCGAGCTGGCCGGCGCGGTGCTGGACAAGTCGCTGGATCAACGCCGCGTCGAGATCGAGGCGGTCGATGCGGAGACGAAGCGGATCAAGGCGCTCTATCCCAAGGGCGTGCCGCTGACGCCGGAGGAACAGGCGCCGATCCAGGCGCTGGTGGTCCAGACCATCGCCCAGATGCTCAACGACCCGGACCTGATTGGCCAGATCGCCGCGGTCGGGCAACCGCAGCCTGCGCCTCAACAGCCGCCGTTCGCGGCCTGACGAAACCCGGCCTCGCCGGATCACAGCGCCGTCGAGAGACGCCGCAAGCCCTGAAAAGGAAAACCGTTGTCAGAAGCACCGGACGCGACCAACCCGGTTGCGGAGGACACCTCCGCGCCAGGAGTCGCCGATGAGGCCCAGGCCCAAGGCGATGAAACCCCCGTCTTCGACGCCGACAAATGGGTCAACGAAGACGCGGCCCCCGCCACAGAGGAAGGTGACGGCAAGACCGTAGATGGCGACGCCGTGACGCCGGGCGAGGCGGCCGACGACGAGCTTGAGGAAATCGAGCTCTCCGACGGCCAGAAGCTCAAGGTGCCGAAGGAAGTCGCGCTCGATCGGCTCCGGCATGCCGATTACACCCGCAAGACCCAGGAGCTCGCGGAACAACGGCGGGCGGTGGAGACCGAACGGGAGGCCTGGCAGCGCCAGCAAGCCGAATCCGTCGCCGCGCTCCCCGAAGAACACGCCAAGGTCGCCTACATCGACCGCGACATGGCCGCCATCAACGCGCAGCTCGACCAGCCTCTGGATGGCCGCGGGACGACGCTGCGGACCATCGACTGGCCGCAATTCCGGGCCCTGGCGCACGCCGACCCGGACCAATGGGGCCAGACCTACAAGGACTACCGGGCGGCGTATGACGCCGCTCACGAAACGCTAGCCGATCTCCAACGGACCCGCGGCGAAGCGGTGAACGACCTCAAGACCAAGGAAGCTGAACGTCTCACGGCGCAACGCGAACAAGCCGCCCAAGGCCTCGCCAAGCGCCAGGAGGAAACGGGGAAGATCCTGGCTCAGAAGATCGAGGGCTGGAACGCCGACAAGGCCGCCCAGATCGCTCAGCACGCGGTGAAGACCTACGGCGTCGAGCCGCAGGAAGTCGCCGAGATGACCGACCCTCGCGTCTGGCAAGTCCTGAACGACAACCTGTCGCTCCGGGAGCAACTGACCAAGGCGCAGGCCGCCCTCAAGCAGCACCAGACGGCGCAGAACAACGCCAAGGCGCAAGCCAGCCAGCCGGCTCCCAAGGTCGGCGGCGCGGCCCCCAATGTCCGCAAGACCACGGACGCCTCGGGGGACCAGCTCAGCACCGAGGAATGGGCGCGCCGTGAACGCGAGCGCACGGCCGCGCGCCGGCGCTGATCCCCCTGAAACCGCAGCGTCGAGAGACGCCGCCCCTCCCAGCGCCCGGCTAGGCCGGGCCCGAAGGACCCTCCATCATGGCCAACACCATCCTCACGCCGACCCAGGTGACCCGCAAGGCCCTGGTCGTCCTCCACCAGAAGCTCAATTTCGTGGGCTCCATCACGCGCGACTACGACAAGTCGTTCGCGAACGAAGGCGCCAAGATCGGCGACACCCTGAAGGTGCGCCTGCCCAACCGCTACACGACCGGCACCGGCGCCACGATGACCGCGCAGGACACCACGGAGTCCAGCGTCTCGCTGCAGGTCAACAACCAGCGCTGGGTGGCGATGAACTTCACCTCCGTCGATCTGACGCTGAGCCTCGACGACTTCTCGGAACGGATCATCGAGCCGGCCATGGCCCAGCTCGCCGCCGACATCGAGGCCGACGTCCTCTCGCATGTCTACAAGGACGTCTACAACCAGGTGAACAACCACGGCGCGGCGGCGACCTTCGCCAAGGTGCTCCAGGCGCGGAAGATGCTGGTGGACAACCTGGCGCCTCCCGACAACCGCAACGTCAGCCTGAACACCCAGGACAACGTCGACCTGGTGGACGCGCTGAAGGGCCTGTTCAACGCCCAGGAGAAGATCTCCAAGCAGAACACCGAAGGCTATCTCGGCCGCACCAGCGGGTTCGACTTCGCTGAGAACACGCTGCTGCCGCGCCACACGCCCGGCACCAAGGCGGGCACGCCGCTGGTCAACGGGGCGACCCAGACCGGCGCGAGCCTGATCACGGACGGCTGGACGGCCTCCACGGCGGCTCTGAAGCAGGGCGACATCTTCACCATCGCCGGCGTCTTCAGCGTCCACCCGGAAACCCGCGCCTCCACCGGCGTGCTCCAGCAGTTCGTCGCCACCGCGGACGGCACGGCGGACGGCTCGGGCAACCTGACGGTGTCCATCAGTCCGTCCATCGTGACCTCTGGCGTGGGCCAGACCGTCTCCGGTTCGCCGGCGGACAACGCCGCGATCACCGTGGCGGGCACGGCGTCCACGGCGCACGGTATCTCCCTGGCCTACCAGAAGGGCGCCTTCGCCTTCGCCACGGCCGACATGGTGATGCCGAAGGGCGTCGACTTCTCCGCCCGCGAGGTGCTGGACGGTATCTCGATGCGCGTCGTGCGCCAGTACGACATCACGAACGACAAGCTGCCCTGCCGCGTCGATGTCCTCTATGGCTACAAGACGCTTCGCCCGCAGTTGGCGGCGCGTCTCGCCAACAACTAGTCGCAGATGACGGTGGCCGCGCTGGAAACGGCGCGGCCATTCTTCTGAACAGCGATCAAGATCAAGGATAATACATGCCTCGCCAAGCTGTCCTGCCGATCGACACCACGCTCTACCACCCGACCGAGGGGCGCTATACCTTCCCGGCCGGATCCCCCGATCCCGGCGGCATGTGGACCGAGAGCCCTGGCGGCGACGCCATCGGCAAGGCCAGCGCGGAACAGGCCCGCAAAGACCTGGCTGCGGCCGAAACCCGGTTCGCCGAGATGAACGCCCGCATGGAGCGTCAGGCCGAAGCCCTCGATGTCCTGGCGAAGGAGCGCGACGCCGCCTTGGCCAAGGCGGCCGAAGCCGCGACGGCCCGTGAGGCGGCCGAAAGCGCGCAGACCGCGGCCGAGGAAGCGCTCAAGGTTGTCGTGCTGGAGCGCGACGCCGCCCGCGACGAAGCCGCCAAGCTGAGGGCTGGCAAGAAGCTCTGAGCCCAGCCTGAGCCGGAGGTCCCATGGCGATCACCACCTACCCAGAATTGAAGACCGCCTCGGCGAACTGGCTGGTGCGCGCGGACCTGACCGCGCGGATCCCGGAGTTCATCGCCCTGGGCGAGGCGCGGCTGAACCGCCAGCTTCGGGCCCGCAGGGCGGAAGCCGACGTATCGCTCACCGGAGTTGTCGGCTCACGCACCATCGCACTGCCCGCGACCTACACCGAGGCCCTGCAATGCTGGATCACGCCATCGGGTGAGACGATCCGGCGCGAGTTGCAATTCCAGGACCCCGCCGATCTGATCGTGGACACCACGGCAGGCCAGCCGAGGGGCTGGACGATCGACGGGACGAACCTCGCCTTTGAGCGGCCCTGCGACCAGGCCTACCCGTTCACCCTGCGGACGTTGACGAAGTTCGCGCTTTCGGACGCCGCGCCCACCAACGCGCTGCTTTCAGATTATCCCGACGTCTACCTGTTCGCGACGCTGTGCGAGGCCGCGCCGTTCCTGAGGGACGCCGACCTCGCGCAGGCCTATGCCGCGAAGCTTGAGACGGCGATCAGCGAAATCAACGCCAAGGAAGCCCGAAGCCGGGCCCCGGCGCGGCTTTCGACCGAGGTCGGCGTGATGCAGCGGCTTGGACGCGCGCGGTCCTACAACATCTTCTCCGACACGCCCTGATGCCGGTTCAGCTTATCCCGCCGGGCCCAGGCACGCCCGAGAGCGTCCGGACGCTGCTCCAGTCCTACTACGACGCGATCCGCCAGCTTCAGCAGCCGGGAGCCCCGACGCGGCCCGGATACGTGGCGACGAAGGCCGATCTGCCGACCGCCGCCGACTGGCCGCAAGCTGTCGTGCTCTGCGGCGAGATCAACAGCCTGGTGGTTTCGACCCTCGTCGCAGACGCCTATGCGTGGCTGCGGGCAGACGGATCGGCCTTGTAGGAGACCGCGATGCCGTCTAGCTGGTCTGCTTCCCTCCGGTTCGAGCTCCAGTTCACCGGGGAGAACATCAATCTCTGGGGCGACAAGCTCAATGTAGTGCTCCAGCACGCCGACTATGCGGTCGCTGGTTGGCTCACCAAGGCGCTGACCGCGGACTATGCGCTGACCACGGCCAACGCCGGGGATGACGAAGCCCGCGCGGCGATGATCAAGTTCACTGGAGCGGGCCCGTTCGCGGTGACGATCCCCAGCGTCAGCAAGGCCTATCTCGCCTGGAACGCCTGCACCGCGACCCTGACGATCACGACCGGGGCGGGGGCGACGGTGACGCTGGACCCGGGCGAGCGCTGCGTCATCATGTGCGACGGCTCCGGGGTCTACCGGGCGCAACCCACGAACTTCTCCGGCGGCCGCATCACCAACGTGGGCTCGCCCACGTCGGACCAGGATGCGGCGACGAAGAAGTACGTGGATGACACCGCGTTCAGCGCCGCCGGGGGCACGCTGCCCGGCCAGACCGGCAACGCCGGCAAATACATCACCACGGACGGCACAGTGGCCTCGTGGAAGCAGGTGCAGACCGCCGACATCGGCGATCTCGCCAGGTACAACAAGGGCTGGCTGAGGCGTCGCCTGGTCGCCAGCGGGAGCCTCATCGGATGAGCGCCACGATCCTGACGCCGGTCACGGCGGTGTGCACCACAAGCTTCGCCGACATCGCGGTGGCGCCGGCTGCGGGGAAAGTTCGCAAGCTGGACATCCGAGCCGCGAACGTGGGCTCGGCGGACGCCACCGTGAGCTTGGTGATCACCGATGGGACGACCACGGTCAATCGGCTGGCGACCTATCCGGTGCCCTACAATTCGAGCGGTTCCGCGCCGGATCTTGAACTTGGCCTGATGCTTCCGGCCGGCTGGAAACCCCGCGCCAAGGCCTCGGCGGGGGCCACGATCGAGGTGAGCGTGACCGGCGTCGAGGCTGACGCGACGGACTTCGCCTGATGCGTCGGAACGCCTACGTCGGAACGGCCGCAGCGACCGGCGGCGGCGATCAGCAGCAGCCGTACAACTTCGGAACCGGCACGCACACGTTCACGGTCCCGAGGTCGGGCTTCTGGAAATTCGTGGTCTGGGGCGAGGGCGGCGGCGCGGCCGGCGCGGACACCAAGGGCGCAGCTTCGGGCGCCTACGCCGAGAAGACCAAGCGCCTGAGCGCTGGGCAGACCGTGACGGTGGCCGTGCCCAGTAACGACACGAACAACACTGTGGATGGATACAACGGCGCAACCACCATCGTGACCT